ACCAGAACCTCACCTCCAATCCCGCCTACTCGCTGGCAAGCACGGCGAATGCAAACGCGGCCACTGCAAAGAGCGCAGCAGATGATGCTTACGATGAGGCTTCTGCTGCATGGTCGAGAGCAAATAAGGCCTATCAGGATCGGTGCACCGACCAGAATGTGTTTGATGTGCTCACCTCCGGTGGTACGAAGTTCGGTATTTTCAGCGACTCGTACAGCGGACGGCTTTACATCAATGCCGATTATATTCGCTCCGGCACAATCAATGCCGATTATATCGACCTATCATGCGATTATGGTGGATTCTGCAAAGGGCATGGCTCTGACGGTCAACATACGACCTACGGTGCGATGATGTATGGTTCTAACGGTCCTGGTTGGGAGCCTTATATTATTGTTACCAATGCCGGCGCCCGTATCTCCGGAACCGGAGCAGACCTTGTCGTTTCCGGCGGCATCACCATGAGTGAAGAGCCAAGTTACGGTTCCGACTTAAGGATCAAGAACAGCATCGACTATGATCTTGCCTCTTATGAGGCGTTCTTCCTTGCGCTGAAGCCGTCCACCTTCAAGTACAACAAAGGTACTTCCGGGCGGAAACATTTCGGCTTTATCGCCCAGGATGTAGAACAGGCAATGCTTGACACCGGACTGACATCAGATCAACTTGCGGCACTTGTCAAAGATCCTGTCAAAGAGATCCTTTCGGATGGTATCACGGACTACCGTTACAGCATCCGATACGGCGAACTTATCGCGCTCAATACGCACATGATCCAGAAACTCTATCAAATGGTCGAAGAACTGCTTCAGCAAAAGGAGGGATAATGTTGAAGAAACAGCTTAAAAATTCAGAAATGGTCGTGATGGTCCAGAACCTGCGGCCGCTTCTTCAGCTCCGCAACAAGATCGGCTATATCGCCGCGAGGAACTTCCGGATGCTTTCTACTGCTTTGACCGAGTATGAAGCATTCAAACACGACCTCATCAACAAATACGGAGAGCCTGACAAGGATGAAAGTGGCAACGAGACCGGAACCATTTCCATCAAGGTGGGCTCTCCTAATTTTAAGGCCTTCTGCGACGAGCTTGCCCCGTTCAACGAGATGGAGCATGAGGTCGAGCTGATGACCGCCAAGTATGAAGATACGATCGGCTGTCTGAGCGGCGAGGAGATCCTGCTGCTCGACTGGATGCTGGAGGACTAAGGAAGGAGTGATTTAGATGGCTGATATCAGCAGCTTTCTGAAAAAAATCCTCAGCGCCATTTATGGCGAAGAGGTTCGCGGCTCCATCCATGATGCTCTGGCGGCGATGAACACGGAGTCCAGCAGTGCGATGGAGTTTGCCTCCACCGCCAAGGATTCCGCACAGGCAAATGCCGCGGCTGCCAAGAAGTCTGCCGAAGATGCCGAGAAAAAGGCGACAAGCGCCTCCGAATCCGCTGCGGCGGCTGCACTCTCCGAGGGAAGCATCAAGACCTCTGAGGAAAATGTCAACAAGCAGGCCGCAGACGCAAAAGAAGCTGCCGCCGGTGCTAAGGCATCTGAGACAGAAGCGAAGAACTCGGAAGAGATCGCCAAGCAGAAGGCACAGGAGGCCGCGGACGCCAAGACAGCGGCGACGCTTGCCGAGGGAGAGGTCAAGGCCGCCGAGGAGCGCGTGAGAACCATTCGCTCAGAGGCTGAGACACTGGGCATACAGGCTACTGCTGACCGCAACGCAGCGGAAGAGGCCCGTGCTGCTGCGGAAGCTGCAAGAGATGTGGCGGTGAACAGTCAAAATGGAGCAAAAGCATCGGAAGATGCCGCTGCTGTATCGAAGACAGACGCCGAAGCCGCTAAAACGGCTGCTGTGGACGCCCGTGACAAGGCGCAGACCGCTAAAACGGCCGCCGAGAACGCGCGGGAGTCCGCCGAGAACTCTGAGGCAAACGCCAAGACTTACAAGGAGTCTGCCGCAGAGAGCGCCGCGACCGCACAGCAGTACAGCGGCAAGCCGCCTAAGCCGGAGAACGGTACCTGGTGGATCTGGGACGCTGAGAAGGGCACCTATGTGAACACCAACATCAGTTGTGAGCTGATCGGCCCGACCGGCAACGGTATTCAGAGCATTCAGTTGACGCAGGGCAATCATACGCCCGGCTCGACTGATATTTACACCGTTACGATGACAGACGGAAGCAAGTACAACATCGCCGTCTACAACGGTCTGAACGGAACGGGTACGGGCGATGTGCTCGGCATCCATTTCGATCTGGTGCTGCCGGCCTCCGGATGGTCGAACGGTTCCATCACTGTGGCGGAGAGCCGCCTTGTGGCCGCTGCCAAGTACAAATACCTCATTGATGCATATGAAGCCAGCCGTGAAGAATACCTCGAATGCAATGTGCGTCCGAAAGACATCTCCACGACCGGCTTCATCACATTTGTGAACGATACCGACCCGATCAAAGACATCACGGTGAACATCGTGCGTCTTGAACTGTCGGTCAATGCCGAAGAAGGAGGCGAATGATTTGAAAATCGCGATCAAAAGCTGCTTCACCACGCTGGTGGAGGACACCACGCTGATCCAGAACGCAGCGACGCCTTATCCGGTCGAATTCGCCTTCAGCAAGGATTGGGACGGGTTCGCAAAGACTGCGCTCTTTGAGGCAGGCGGTGTCAGCATGGCTGTGGTGCTGAGCGAAGACAAGTGTGACATTCCGGGCGAATGCCTGAAGAAAGGCGGTATCCCGCTGAAGATCGCCGTTTATGGCGTCAAGGGCGAGGAACGGAAGTCGACGGGCTGGCATGTGACCAGCAAGATCCTCTTCCCGGCCAATATCAGCGTTGGCACAGGCGGCTCCGGAGACCCGATGGGTGATGAAGCCTACAAGCAGATCATGGGAATCATCGGTGACCCATCGACGGCGGGTTTTGGCAACAAGACGCTGACCGAGGTGATCGTTGAGATCCAGAGAAGCATTTCCGGAACGGCCTCGGATAAAGAGGTGGACGATATGCTGAACGACGCCTTTGCTTCGAGCGACCCGGGCGGAAGCACACCCGACAACACCGCTTCTGACAAAGAAGTGGATGACCTACTCAATGATGTTTTCGGCGAACAGCCGTGAACAAATATATTTAAGGGAGACATGCAATATGCCTACTACCAAGCACACTACTATTGAACAGCTCAAGAAACTGGCGCTGCGCACAAAGAGCGAGATCGGCCTTGTCGACGCTAAGGTTGCTGGCCTGACCACTAAGGTCAATGACCTGGTGACTGCCGGCGGCGAGCCTAACAAGCTGGAAGGCATCAAGGTCAACGGCACTCTGCTGGCCCTGACCGATAAGATCGCCGATATCCTCATCGCTGAGGGCAAGACCAACGGCACCGTCTCCGCCAACGGCGTTGATATTCCCGTTCATGGTCTGGCAGCTCTGGCCTACAAGTCCGAGGTCGCCGAGGGCGATCTGGCTGCCGCTCTGAAGGCCATCATCGACGCCAAGGCGAAGCAGGCTGACCTGGATACCCTGACCGGCGACGGCGAAGGCTCCATCAGCAAGATGATCGACGCGGCTATCAACAAGTTCGCCACCGATGTGACCGACGACAATGTGGTCAACAGCTACAAGGAGCTGATCGACTGGGTTGCCAAGCACGGCCCTGAGGCGACCAAGATGGCTGGCGGCATCAGCGAGAACAAGACCGCTATCGCCGACCTGAAGGCTCTTGTCGGCACGCTTCCCGAGGGTGCGACCTCTACCACCGTTGTCGCTTACATCACCGAGGCGATCAACGCCCTGAGCATCGGCGATTACGCCAAGACGACCGAGGTGACTGCCGCGATCAACACCGCCCTTGAGTCTTACTACACCAAGACCCAGGTCGACGAAACCTTTGTCAAGAAGACTGACATCGTGATGGCTACCGACGCGGAAGTTGACGCCATGCTGACCGAAGTCTTCGGCGCTCAGGCTAACGTCTGATCCAGCATATGCGAGCGGGGGATGGGGCTTCCTGTCCCCCGTTCCACCTTTTGAAAGGAAGGTAACAACACATGGCAGAGCATAAGCTTTCCACATTTGACCAGCTCAAAAAGCTGGCACTTGCGGGGAAGAAGGATT